CGGTGTAAATTCACAAAACATAACTAATGTTTTGAATAAAGTAAAAAAGATATACATGGAATTATTTAAAATCTATCGTAAAAATGTAGATATTGAAAAATTAACATGGTTTGATATTCAGAATATTATTAAAAACTAACTATTTATGATTATGAATTTTGATGATGAAATATTTGGTAGTAAAAAATTCTCTGATTTATTGAAGGACATATACGAAAATCAGAAGAAAAAAGATAGACAAATAAATTTGTTAATAGCGGATTTAAAGCCATTAATAAATAATTTGTCTGATGCTTCTATTTTAGTTCCTGTGATAAAAGATTTTATGGAAGTTTCTATAAAAAACGATGAACATTTAGTAAAGTTGGCGGCAGTGATTCAACGTTCTCTTGGTGCAAAGGGTGAGGAATCCACAACATTTTTAACAGATGAAGAAAAAGAAGCACTTCTTAAAGGTATAGAAGAAATACAAAAAGAAGTAGAGGAGACCAAACAAAATGAATCCACAAAAGACGATAATAAATGGTAGTGAATATGAAATAGTACCTGCAGAAGTTATCGATTTCGATTATGTTGGTATTAGTAAAGAAAGATTATATTCTATAAAATGTAAATTAATTGGTGCAGGTAGTTCTCAATCTCCACAAAATATCATATCAGCAAGGGCACTTGATGCAAATGTAAAAAACATACCTATTTCCGGAGAAATAGTTTTGTTATTAAGAGCTCCAAGTGCATACAATAATGCAAATCTAACCTCAACTGAATATTATTATACCAATCCAGTTTCAATACAAAGTTCTGTTCATCACAATGGACTTCCAGGTGCAACTGATTATGGTATAAACAATACACCATCTGATACAAAAAATAGAGAAGAAACCCGCGATGGAATAGCGAATAAAACAAAAAATAGAACACAATTAAATCATATAATAGATCCAACTTTTCCAGAAAGACTAGATGTTTATCCAATTCAACCATATTCTGGTGATTTAATAATAGAAGGTAGATGGGGACAATCTATAAGATTTGGATCAACAGTAGATGAAAGAAGAAATTATCCAGTTCCTCCTAGCTGGAAAAGTGGTTTTGGTGCAACCGGAAATCCTATAACTATAATATCAAACGGAACAAACCCATCTAGAAAACAATATAACCAATTTATTTTAGAAAATGTAGATACTGATGATTCATGTATATGGCTTACATCTGGACAACAAGTACACTTCACACCAGCATCAACATACTTGAAATCAATTTCTGACAAAGGAGTTGAACTACATACACTAAATAATAATGCAGGTCATCAAGTAATAATTGCATCGGATAGAATAGTTTTAAATGCTAAAAAACAAGAAATAATTGGTTATAGTAAGGAAGGTATAGGATTTTCTACTGAAAAAATATTTTCATTAGATTCAAAAAAATTGATAGAAATGGAATCGGAAAGAATTAATTTGGGATTAAATGCAAATGAACCTGCACTTTTAGGAGATACAACAGCAATTTGGTTATCGGATTTGTGTGTTTTGATGGAAAATATGTTAAATCAAATTGCAAACTTAACAGTAACAACGGGTGTAGGACCATCTGGATTTCCTATAAATAGTGCTGCATTTAGATCTTTAAGAGCAGACGTATCAGGATTATCCGATAGAGTAGATTCTTTAAAATCAAGACTTGTATTTTTGAATAAAAATACATCAAAATAATATGAAAAATTATGGATAAGATAAAAAATGAAAATGTAAATATAAATTCCGATGATATTGAAAATTTATCGGAGATAAATAAAAATACAAATCCACCACCAATAATAATTGATGAGGGAGTTGAGAATATAGTAATAAAAAAAAACGAATCGGTAAATGTTAGGGGTTATAGAAATTTTTATCCATGGGAACAAGATAATGCAGATAGAATACTTGCTTACAAAGATATAACAAAAAATTTTGGTAAACTTAATGTACCAACATCTGCTTTATCAAAGGCATCACCCATACGGAATAGAACAAGAATAATATATCGGGGCGGTACAACTGGAGGTGGACAAGGCGGTAGAATAATTTATACCGGTATACCAGAAATATACAAAGCAGATGGAAAACCAATCACTGGAAAATCAATAATAAAAAGAAACCACGGAACATTCAGACCTTCAAAAATTGCGTTAAATGCACCATTGGTTTTTGTTGTTGGTGGTATACCAATAGAGCCAAAAGAAAATGGAGTTATGTGGTATCCTGGTGATGAAACTAATAGAGAAGGTTATATGTGGGGTAAAAATAAATTTGGAAATTTAACAAATTTTCATGTTTATGTTTGTAAAAGATCTGATAATTCTGGTAATGGATGGGACGAATGTACTCAAATAGGAAAAGAATTAGGTATAACATTCACTAAAAAAATATTAGTTGGATTTTCTGCAGGTGCAGGATCAATGTATTCTGGAGTGTTATCAAGGCATGGTATAGGTAATTGGAGTCTTGTTCATATAGTTGGTCCTGCAATAACTAGTCAGGCATCATGCGATAAACATTTGGGAATTGCAAGTGGTAAAGTTTATTATATTCAACAAGGTGGAATAGACAAATCAACAGAATTGGCAGATACGGTGTATAAAAAACAAATTGCGGCAAAATTACCACCAACTAATGTTTTAACAGCAACTGGACATCACGAGGGAGCACAGATGTCTGCAAATTGGATAGCTCAAAATATAAAATTTAACGTAGAAATAAAAATAACGAGTAAAGGAACATTTGAATCATCGGGTGGTGGACCCGGTGGAGTAAGTGTAACGCCGTTGTCACCTGCTGAGTTACAAAAGTTAAGAGCAAAATATAAAGGACAAATAACAGAATATCTTGAAAAAACACCAACACCAATCGCTGCTCCAACACCTGGTGGTCCTTCAACCGGAAGAAAATTTAATACATTAGTAAATGGCCTTGGTGTAGTTGGTGCTAATAATAAATTATTAGTTTCAAATACTAAAAGATATGGTAGAATTACATATGTTGGTATCGTAGAAGGGAATAGAGTATTAAGACCAACTGCATCCACACCAAATGGACAAGTAGGAGGACAATTAAATTCAAATTTATTAGTAAGGGTTGATGGTAACGATTTCCTTGAAAAAAAAGCAGCAGAGGCATTTTTATTGATGCAAAAACAAGCGGCTTCTGAAGGAATAAGTATTAGTTTAACATCTGGATATAGACCAGTGGGTTCATCCGGAGCATCAAAAACTGGACAAGAAGACTGGCAATTAAGAAAAAATGGAAAACAAAGGGGAAGGACACAATGGGCGTCATACCATGATTACAAATACAAAGGCGGAGAAGTTGCAGCTACACCTGGAAATTCAAATCACGGTGATGGTCGTGCTTTTGACATAGCAGGTACAGGCGTTTCACCATATAATTCAGGAATTACATTAGGGCATCAGTGGGTGATGTTAAATGGTTGGAAATGGTGAATATATTGGGGAGAAGCTATAATGGAAAGATGGCATTTTACTTTTATACCAAATATTGCAACAGAAAAAATTCCACCTGGAAATCCTTATTTGTATGATAATAATGATAATTTCATAAATAGTCCTAAACAATTTTAAGGTTATTAGAATGGATAATAATATAAAAAAAGAATCGGTTAATCCGTCTGAAAATGATATAAAGAATATATCTGAAAAATCTTCAAATGAAAATGTTAAAAAACAAATAGTTGATGATAGATATGATTCTGTGTATGTTAGTAATAAAAAAACAGATGAAAAGGCATCATCCAGGAGACCTGTTTATCCTTGGGAAGATTCATCGGTATTTGAAAGAGATGAATCAGAAGAGAATATCAAGACGATAAAACAAAATTATCAAAAAAACAATAAAGAAGAAAAATATACGGCAAATACACAAAATTTAATTAAAAAGGATAAAGTTAAATATAAAAGTGAACCTGATAAATACGTTACTGTAAAAATGGAAGCAGTTAGTGGTTTATCTAGGGCACAACCAATAAATCAACTTGTTGTTATTGATGGTGGTGGTATAAGTACATATATGCCACCAGATGGTGGTATAAAAGGTGAGTATTCTAATAATGCTGAAGATGTAAAAAAAAGAGTTGTTCAAATGTTAAAGGCACATGGATTAACATTACCACAAACTGCAGGTGTTATGGGTAATATTCAAGCAGAATCTAGTTTTAATCCAAATGCTGGTACTATTGATAGTAACGGACTGCCATCAGTAGGGTTGGTTCAATACAATGGTGGTAGTTATGTTGGAGCAAAAACAGTAGAAGGTATGTTTGCAGTAATAGGTAGAACGGTTGATTCACAACTAAATTATCTATTTAATACTAGAAAATTTAATACGTTTTTGAAAAAAAGCAATGGACAGACTGATTACAAAGTAAACGCCTTTTTATTTGCAAAATATTTTGAAGGATGTAGTATTTGTACAACAGAATCAAAATTTTTCCAAAGTCCTAGACCTGGTTATGCTAAGGGTTTCTACGAAAAATTACAAGATTCTTCAAGTCCTTTGTATTGGGAATCAAATTAATAGTTAATTTTAATGTAATTTGATATTTATAGTTTTGTAACAATAATAGTATATGGTGATTTATATGGATTCAAAAGTTTTTTTATCAAAGATAAGAGAAATTATTCGTGAAGAAATAGAATATGCATTGAATAAAAAAGGAAATGTAAAAAAAGAACAAACAGAAGCACTTCTACAAGGTATTCGTATGATAAAAGAATCTGAAAACAAGAAAAAACCAATTAAAAATCAAAATACTAAAATGAATAGTATTCAAGATATTTTAAATGAGACTAAAAGAACTTTGCAAGAGAGTGTTGATTTGGAAAATGAGTTTAAATTTACTTCTGATATGGTTCCACAAACAAATCATGCTGCAATACCAAACGGTATGAGTTCGGAATATATTCCAGATGAAGTTATGTCTGCTTTAACAAGAGATTATAGTTCATTAATGAAAAAAATTGATGAAAAGAAAGGGAGATAATAGTTGATTAAACATAGAAGAAAAATATATCAAGAATCAACTAAACAATTAACACAAGAGGAATTAAAAAATTTAAAACCTATTGGTGTCACTATACCTTTCAATAAAACAAATGGTATATTTAATCAAAGTTATACAGATAGAGAACAAGTAATTTCCAACTTAAAAAATCTTTTACTCACTAGAAAGGGTGAAAGAATAATGCAACCTGAATTTGGAACAGATTTACAATACTATTTGTTTGAACAGATTACAGATGAATTTGAATTTCAAGAAAAATTAATAGGTGAAATACGGTCTTCTTTGAGTTTTTGGATGCCGTATGTGTCAATTCAGGATTTAAATGTAGATACAAATCCTGTTTCTGACGGAAGAATTGTAGAACCAAATCATGCTGTTGTAATAACATTAAAACTTTACATATCAGGTGTAAACATATATCTTCCTGTCAGATTATTAATATCTGAAACTGGAAATTTATCACTCGAAACAGAGGTATAATTGATGGCGGATTTATTAAAAAAAGACATACGTTATTTATCAAGAGATTTTAATTCACTAAAATCAAACTTAATAGATTTTACCAAAACGTATTTTCCAAATACTTACCAAGATTTTAATGAAGCGTCTCCTGGAATGATGTTCTTAGAAATGGCATCTTATGTTGGAGATGTTTTATCATATTATACAGATGTCACATTACAAGAATCTTTAATAACTCATGCAACAGAAAGACAAAATATTTTAAATATTGCACAATCTATGGGTTACATTCCCAAAAATAGAATATCATCGGTTGTTAAATTAGATGTATTTCAACTTGTACCATCCGTAGATAACGGATTTGGGATAATGTTTCCTGATTGGAGATATGCACTAGCGATAGATGAAGGTATGGTGGTCGGTCCAAATACTGGAACATTATCGTCTAGATTTAGAACAATAGATTATGTTGATTTTAAATTTAGTAGTAGTATGGATCCAACCGAAGTTACTCCATATGAAATAAATGATTTAACCGGTGAAGTTGAATTTTGGTTACTAAAAAAATCAGTAAATGCAGTTTCAGGAGTTATTCAGAATAAAAACTATACATTTACTGAACCAATACCGTATAATAAAATAACATTACAGGAACCAAATTTAATAGAAATAATAAATGCTGTTGATACAGATGGTAACGTTTGGTATCATGTTCCTTATCTTGTTCAAGATACAATTTTTGAATCAGTTCCTAACATACCAAGAAACGATAAGTTTTTGTCAAAAGATAGAGGTTTGACACCGTATTTGTTAAAATTAAGAAGAATACCTAGAAGATTCACTTCAAGACAAGTTGAAGAAGGGACATTTGAAATACAATTTGGTTCGGGTGTAAGTAATTTCAATGATGAAATTTTAATTCCAAATCCAGATTTAGTTGGTTCTGGATTAAATAATATAGAAAACCCTTTAACAAAAGATTTAAACCCTGCAAACTTTTTGTATACTAAAAGTTATGGTATTGCACCAAGTAATACAACATTAACAGTTAGATATACAGTTGGTGGTGGAACTGCTGATAATGTTGAATCTGATGTATTAACTAAAATAGTGAGTAAAAATATATTAGTTGATGAAACAGGATTAGATAGTGTATTATACAATCAAGTTTTAAATAGTCTTGCGGTAACAAACTCACAACCCGCATCTGGTGGTAAAGTCTCCGATAATATTGAAGAAATTCGTCAAAATGCTCTGGCACAATTTGCTTCACAAAATAGAGCAGTAACAAAAGAAGATTATATTATTCGTGCATACAGTTTACCCCCTAAATATGGATCTATAGCAAAGGCGTATGTAATCAAAGATACTGAACTACAATACAATTACTCAAATGTAGATAATTTTATGCAGAATCAGTTGGGTATAAGTTTTTATGTATTAGGGTATGATGGAAATAATAAATTAACAACAATAAGTGATGCAACAAAAGAAAATTTAAAAACTTATTTAGATGAATATAGAATATTAACAGATGCAATTACAATAAAGGATGCTTATATTATTAATATAGGTGTGGAGTTTGAGATAATAACGAGACCAAATCAAAATGGAAATCAAGTTATTATGAGATGTATTCAGAAATTAAAAGATTATTTTGATACAAAAAAATGGCAAATAAATCAACCGATAGTAATAAGCAATCTTTACACAGAATTGGATAGAATAGAAGGTGTTCAGACTGTTGTTGATATTAGAATTAATAACTTACATGATGAAACACTTGGATATTCAAAAAATATTTATGATATTAATGCGGCAATGAAAGATGGT